CCACGCGCACTAACCCTTTTCTTACCTGACCGACAAAAGTTAAAGAATCTGAGCATGATGCAATTGGTGTTACATCATGTACCAAATCAAGCCACCCATTAGGTAACCCAAGCGCGGCTTCAAATTTTCTTGCTAGTTTATCCCCTATGTTTCGAGTGCTTTTTTCACCGGAGACTTGCGTGAGTTGAGAAGGGCTAACCCCAAGCTTATCGGCAAAGCTTGCATTAGTGTTACCCGCGATTTTTTTATGCTCATCTAGCAAAAACGCCAGATTCGATTTGCGAATATCTTTGTTTTCCATCTCACAATTTTCCCTCTATTTAGCAAATGGATAAATACGCAATATGATAAATTTACATTGCGGTTGATTTATCAAAATGGTAAAGTTATTCTGTGTGATAAACGGAGGCACTAATGAGTAATGAACTACTACGCTGGCGAAAAGAGGCTTCTAGTGAGGAATGGAAGCGACTCGCCGCATTAGCGAAAACTTCAGTTGGCTATCTTGACCAGATTGCATATGGATTTCGAAGAGCTTCCCCTGATAAAGCGAATGCAATCGAAGAAGCTACTCGTAATTTCACGGGTTATAAACCTGTGAAAAAGGAAAACCTAGTGTTCGTATCGCGTAGAGCATCGGCTGCATAAGTAACACCGCTATTTTCACAATGGACATTCGTCCTACGTCGCTGACAAAGCGAGTCCCAATATATCTGACCAACTAAGGCTACATGCGTTTCCACGCATACCTTTCAACTAACTATTCACTATTGGAAATCTTAAGAAATGGAACAAACAAGTTACAGCAAACTATCCCAGCGTGACGTTGATCGCGCAGAAACAGATTTACTCATCAACCTGTCAACGCTTACCCAGCGCGGTCTGGCAAAGATGATTGGCTGTCATGAATCGAAGATAAGCAGAACGGACTGGAGGTTTATTGCTTCGGTCCTGTGTGCTTTCGGAATGGCATCAGACATCAGTCCGATTAGCAGGGCTTTTAAGTATGCGCTTGATGGACTCACCAATAAAAAACGCCCGGCGGCAACCGAGCGTTCTGATCAAATACAAATGGAATTTTAACAACATCCAACGAGGTAATTATATGCGAAAAACGCAGGAAAATAAACGCGTTAATCACCGAAAAGATGTGCTACGTGACCAGTTTTATCAGGGGGTTAATCCAGCAATAGCTGTGCCACTGAGAGAAATACTTAACAGGTACAAAACTTCGGAGAAGTCAAAATGAGCATGAATCTTATGGCTAAGGCCATGAATATAAAGGTTGGCAACCCACTGAGAAAACTGGTTCTGATTAAACTTGCCGATAACGCCAATGATAATGGCGAATGCTGGCCTTCATATCAACATGTCGCTGACCAGTGTGAGGTGAGCAGATCGACAGTAAAAAGTCACATTAGGGCACTGGAAGATATGGGGCTTTTGAAAAGGGAATTCAGAAGAAAAGGAGAGCTTAACCAGTCAAACGTTTTTTATCTGACGTTGGATAATGCACAACAAATCCAACCAGAATTAGGTGGGGCAGGAGCTGACCGGGGTGGGGCAGGAGCTGACCCCAGAACCTATCACTCTTTTGAACCAGTCAATGAACCTAAAAACATTAAGTTCGAACGTGTCCGAACGAAGTGCGAAAAATCATCTGACCGTCACGAAGAAACCGACAAGGCATTCGAGGAAATATTCTGGTGTGCAGGCATGCGGAAAGCCGGGAAGAAAAACGCAGCTTCGGCATTCAGAACACAGTTCAGGGAATGGCGTAAAACTACCGGGGGTACGGCAAGCGAGTTTGCCACGATGCTGGCAGAAGACATCGCATGCAGGAATGGTAAGCAGTTCGGATTCGACAGGTTGTTACCATCGAGCTACCTGAACGGTCAGCGCTGGAACGACGAGAAGCCAGAAACCATTCAACCACAAGCCAGACCATCATCCGCAATCACCGTATCGAAAACTGGCTACGTGTTTTTCGACAGGTGAACCATGAAATCAAAAATCAAATCGCTACTGGTCGCTGGTTATAACCACGGCTGGTTAAGTATTTCGTTTGTCGATTTCTGGTTTAAAAATCTCAATCTGAGGGAATCATGACGCCAAGTGAACTTAGCGACCTGCTTTGGGCGCAGGTTGACAGGGTGGCTCCGCACCTGTTGCCAAACGGCAAGAAAGAGGGGCATGAGTGGGTTGCCGGTAACGTTAACGGTGACAAGGGAAACAGCCTTAAGGTCAACCTTAGCGGCAAGAAAAAATGGGCTGATTTCGCTGAGGGAGACGGCGGTGACATGCTTGATTTGTGGATGGCATGTCGTGGAATTAACCTGCATCAGGCTATGCAGGAAGCGAAAGCATTTCTCGGTATCAAGGATGACGATCACCATTTCGATGCCAGACGTGAGAAGAAATTCTCCAGACCTGATCGCAAGAAAATCGCCCGCTACGTTACCAGAACAGAATCCCATCTTGAGTACCTGCAATCGCGTGGCATATCGCCAGAAGTCGTAAAGCGCTACGAGGTTGTCAGCGGCAAGGTGTGGAATGGAGAACGAGAACTGGATGCTCTGGTGATTCCGTACAAACGCGATGGTGAGTTGTTGCAGGTCAAGCGAATCAGCACTGAGCGCCCGGACGGGAAGAAAGTCATTATGGCAGAAGGTGATTGCGAACCTTGTCTGTTCGGATGGCAGGCTCTGGACGCTGGCGTGAGGGCGGTTGTACTTTGCGAAGGCGAAATTGATTGTATGAGCTATGCGCAATACGGCATCTCGGCGTTATCCGTGCCGTTTGGTGGCGGGAAAGGCGCTAAGCAGCAGTGGATTGAGTTTGAGTATCACAATCTCGACAGGTTTGAGGAAATATTCATCTCGATGGACGTTGATGATGTTGGTCGTGAAGCCGCAAGGGAAATCGCAAGCCGACTCGGTGAACATCGTTGCCGTCTTGTTACACTGCCGTACAAAGACATCAACGAATGCCTGATGAACGGTGTTACCGAGGATGAAATCTGGCAGTACATCGGCACGGCATCCTACTTCGACCCCGAAGAACTCTACAGCGCGCGAGAGTTTTACCAGGACACTATCAACGCTTTCTACGGCAAGCAGCAGTATCTGTTTAATCCACCGTGGAAATCTCTGGCAGATAAATTCCAGTTCCGTGAGGCAGAGTTGACGCTGGTCAATGGTGTGAACGGTCACGGAAAGGCATGCCCACTGAATGAGCCTATTCTTTTAGCTGATGGGACATGGACTACTCACGGGGATGTAAAAATTGGCGATCAGGTGGCGTCAGTAGACGGCAATCCGTCAACTGTCACTGGGATATTCCCGCAGGGTGTTAGAGATGTTTACCGAGTCACATTTGAAGATGGTCGTTATGTTGATTGCGCAGGCGATCACCTATGGGAGGTCACTAGTCGTGGATTCACGAAAGGCGAGAAACGCCGCGTGATTGACACCTTCGAGCTGAAGCGGTTGAGTGAAACGAAGAGGCACAAAAATGGCGTTAGGATTCCTGAAATAACTGGTGACTTTGGCGACCACTCAGAGCCATTAGCATGGGTTATCGGCTCCCTTCTCGGGGATGGTAGTCTTAGCAATGGGAGCGTGAAGTTTTCAAACGTCGAGCCATACATGATCGAGCGTATGAAGGCTGAACTGCCTGATTACAACTTCTCTGGAGATGGTAAGGACTGGCTGATATCAACGGCGCGTGGTCAGGCAAATCCACTCATGGAGACCCTGCGAGGTTATGGACTAATGGGGTGCACAGCAAAAAACAAATTCATCCCTCGTGTGTTTTTTTCCGCAAATAAATCAACGCGTATAGGCATGCTGTGTGGTCTGCTTGAAACGGATGGGTATGTCGAGAAGGATGGAACGCTTGTTTTTTCCTCAGCAAGTGAAGAACTGCGCAATGGGGTTGTTCAACTGGTTAACTCACTCGGCGGGTCATGCCGGACGCGAGTTAAAACTGGCGTGACATACACATACAAGGACGATAAGCGGCATGGGATGGATTCATACGAGGCAAGAATCAGACTGACAAGAGAAATCAGGGAGGCCATCCGTTCACCACGACTCAATGGCAGATTAACTGCGCATCGATTCGAGGGCTGTGGGGTATTCGTCAGGAATGTTGAAAAAATCGGCAATGCAGAATGCTTGTGTATTATGGTCGATCACCCTCGCCACCTGTATGTAACCAGGGGATATGTGGCGACGCATAACACCGAGGTTGTCGGGCATATGGCACTTGAGGCAATGCGTCAGGGTGTGAAGACGTGCATCGCGTCACTTGAGCTGAAGCCTGGTATTCTCCTTAAGCGCCTTACCCGTCAGGCAACGTGTTGCAAGATGCCTCCATTGCTGGAAATTGACTCTGCATTTAAATTTTATGACGAAAGACTTTGGGTGTTTGGCCTGACCGGAACGGCGAAAGCCGACAGGCTGATCGAAATATTCGACTACGCTCGCCGCCGATACGGGATCCAGTTATTCATCATCGACAGCCTGATGAAATGTGGCATAGGCGACGATGACTATAACGGGCAGAAGGCGTTTGTTGACTCGATTTGCGACTTCAAAAACAAAACAAACTCCCACGTCATTCTCGTTACTCACTCGCGAAAAGGAGACAGCGAAGAAAAACCAACCGGGAAAATGGACGTAAAAGGCTCTGGAGCGATAACAGACCTGACAGACAACCTTTTCATCATCTGGCGTAACAAGGCTCGCGAGAGAGCGTTACAGAGAGTTCAGAGTGGTGAAAAGATGTCAGAGAAGGACGAACAGCTACTGGCATCTCCGGCATCTGTTTTGATGCTTGAAAAACAACGTAACGGCGAAGGTTGGGAAGGTGGTGTCCCGTTGTTCCTTGACGAGCAATCGCACCAGTTCCTGCAACTTGAATCAGGATCGCCATATAGCTACATCGCCAATATGCCGAAATCGGAATATGACGAGGCGTGGCGACAGGAAAACGTGACGGAGTATTAAATGAATAAAAAACAATTAGCCATTCTCGAAAAGGCATGGGATGCACAAATATCATACGCTTTGAAAGAACAGGCACTACCAATAATCCAGACCAAATCGAAAATAGCCAGGCAGTTATGCGATGGCGGATTCCTGAACGAAGTTGAGATTACGCGCCAGATGGTAACGTTCAAAGGGTATGAGATAAATCATCATGGTATAGCAGCGTATTGTTCCCATCTTCCTGATGACGTTGACATTGATGAAATGGAAGGGGAGATGAAGCAATGACCATTTACATCACTGAGCTTGTAACAGGCCTGCTGGTAATCGCAGGCCTTTTTATTTGGGGGAGAGGGATTGGAGGCTTTAAGAAATGAGTACGATAGCTGAGCTTGTCAGGGCTAATTTTCGTGAAGAGTTGGTGCGTTGGTATCGGTATCGTTCATCGTCCAGTTTGCCGCTTGATGAGTTGTATGAGCACTCACCTGCCGCACGGCGCTATCCGCGTGACCGTGTTCTTCGACGGTTGTTCAGACTCAATAATGAGTTTCAGCGCAACAGAATTATCCGGAGTCTGGATTTAAAGTGAAGGAGTGAGCATGAGCGAGCAAATATTCAGAGAGATTAAGCCACGGTTTTATCGCAAGGTAAGGGTGGTTTATCAGGACGAAAACAAGACCTGTGCATACGCCATTCATAATGGTCGGTGGTCAGTGTTCGACACCAAAAACTTCGAGAAGAACTTCGAGAGGATTAAGGGTGATGAGGAAACTAACATTTGAACTAAGAAGCCCCATCCATCAGCAGAACGCCATTCAAGCTATCCAGCAAATTCTTCCAGACCCAACCAAACCAATCGTAGTAACCATTCAGGAACGCAACCGCAGCATTCGGCAAAATGCACGCCTTCACGCGATGCTATCTGAAATAAGTAAGAAGGCTACATATCACGGAAAAGCAAGAAATATTGAGTTTTGGAAGGGGTTATTCGTTTCTGGTTGGCAGATTGCAACCAACCAGCACCCTGAGATTATATCAGGGTTAGAAGGTGAGCTAATAAACATCAGAGAGAGTACGGCGACTCTATCTGTAAAAAAAATATCCGAAATAATGGACTACATAGAAGCATATTGTGCCATGAACTCAATTCATCTTAGCGAATGGAGGAATTATGATTGAGGTTTGGGTAGATATCGAAGGGATTCCATTTTATCAGGTTAGCAATAAAGGAAATTTCAGGTCTATTACGAGGGAAGTTACAGTAACATCAACCAGACAGAGGCCATATAAGAAAATAATTAATGGCACTAGTGTAAAACCATTCAAGTGCAAGTCGACAGGATATCTTCAAATAAAGGTATACGGTAAGAAATACAGCGCCCACAGGATAGTTGCGAAAGCATTCTGTACAGGGTTCTGTGATGGCTTGGTAGTTAATCACAAAAATGGGCGAAGAGATGACAATAGGGCTGATAACCTTGAATGGGTATCACATTCTGAAAACTCAAAACACGGATATAAACAAAATGGAAGAATACCTATATCGCTAGGTAAATTTAGTGGTGACCATCCTGCCAGTAAAGCTGTTATTTCTACTGACATGAAAACTGGGGAGGAGGTTTATTATGAAGCAGCTATGGATGCTGTCAGAGAAGGATTTGATAGTTCGTCAATTAGTCGTTGCTGTAATGGCGAAAGCTCATATCACAAAGGAAGATTCTGGCGATTTGCAAATGAAAAAATGAAAGCGCGATGGGGAGATCGGGCTGCATGACTATCAAATCAAATACGCCAGCACACAACAAGGACTGCTGGCAAACG